GAAGGCGACCGCATCGGCCGTTGCCGACATGACCGGCGAGGTCGCAACCTTCATCGGCCAGTCACTGGCCTCCGATTTCGCCGGCATCGCCACCCAAGCCCGCGGCGCGGCGACGGCCGTCGGCGGCTTCCTGCAGGCGAACTTTCCCGGCGTCGTCAGCGCCTGGGACGGCTGGATCAAGACGCTCAAGGTCGATCTCGACGCGGCGAGCGCAGCCTTCCGAGACTTCCTCGGCGTCGCCGCTGGCGCGCCGAACGCCGGGGCGAGCGCCCTCGGCGCCGCGGCCGCGCAAATCGCCGCGCTTGGACAGAATCCGAAGCCGCCGGGCCCCAAGGTCTCCAACCACGGCGGCGCGAACAAGGGCGGCGACGACAAGTCCCAGATGGAAGCCTGGCAGGGCGACCTTCGGGACGCCGAGGAGAGCATTCGCGAGCACACCGGCGCGTGGCTCGCGGACATGCAGAACTTCGAGCTGAGCTTCTGGCGGCAGAAGCTCGCCCAGGCCACCAAGGGGTCGAAGGACTATCAGCAGCTGGTGGCGAAGGTCGACGAACTGACGCTCGCGACCCACAAGACCGCCGGCGAGCGGCAACTCGAAGACGACCGGAAGCTGATCGAAGCCAAGAAGGGGAACTGGACCGAAGAGCTCGCGGCCCTGCAGCAGGCCGTCACCGACACGACGCGATTGTACGGCCAGGGCGCTCGGCAGGCCAAGGAAGCGGCGACGCTCGAGGCCGACGCGATCAAGCAGCACAACGCCGAGATGATCAGCGCCCAGATCAAGGGCCTCGAACAGCTCGCGGCGGCGCAGCAGCGGCAGGCGACCCAGGCGGTCGCGATGGCGAAGGTCACGACGAACGACCAGCTCGTCGCGGTGAAGCAACTCTATGATCTGGGCGAACTCAGCGCCCGGTCGTACGCCGCGCGCGTCGACGCGCTGCACAAGCAGGACACCGCCGAGCAACTGGCGGCGCTGCAGCAGCAGCTCACCCAGATCAGCACCAACTACGCCACCCAACTGACGATCAGGGGCCAGACCGACGCGCAGCTCAGCGCGGCCGACCAGAAGTACCTCGATGACTTCATGGCCGTGCAGGCGAAGATCGCGGAGGTCACCCGGGCCGGCAATCGCCAACTGGTCGCCGATCAGAACGACGCGATCCTGAAGCTCAAGGCGCAGTGGGACGGCTTCGTGAACCCGATGGTGACGACGTTCACCGACGGGCTGCTGAAGATGGCCGAAGGCACGCGGACGTTCCGCCAGGTGATGCTCGATCTCGGCCAGAACCTGCTTCAGGACATGACCCGCAACGTCGCCAAGCTGGTCGAGCGATGGCTCTGGGGCGAGCTGGGCCGCAAGCTGGCGACGACCGCTGCGAACGACCAGATCCTCGCCTCGAACGAGAAGGCCGGGACGGAAGGCGTCGCAATCAACGCCCTGTCGAACCTGAAACGCATCCAGAGCGACGCCGGGGCGGCCGCGGCGGCGGCCTACAAGGCCATGGCCGGCATCTTCCCGGCGCCGCTGTGGGGCATCGCGGCCGGCGCGGCGGCCTATGCCGGGGTGATGGCGTTCGAGGGCCTGGCGTCGGCCGCCGGCGGCTTTGACGTCCCGCGCGGCGTCAACCCGATCACCCAACTTCACCAGCAGGAAATGGTGCTGCCGGCGTCGATCGCGAACCCGATGCGCAACTTCTTCAGCGGCTCCGGCTCCCCGGCCGCCGCCTCGATCGGGAACGGCGCCGGGACGGGCGGCGGTGGCGGCGGCGACGCCCACCTGCACTACGCGCCGGTGATCAACGCGCCGCAGCCGCAGAGCCTGAAGCAGATGCTCACCGACCAGGGCGCGGACATGATCTCGTTCGTCCAGGCCGCGATCCGGAACCGCTCGCTGAAATTCGCCTGACCAAGGGAGACGTGGATGACGCTCCCGATCTATCCGCCGCGCGATCTGCTGCCCGGCCTGACCTACGGGTCGAAATGGTCGCCGCTCTTCGTCAACATGCCGACCGCGACGACCGCGTCGGGCGCCGACATCGATCTCGGGCTCGCCGAGTATCCGCTGCACGACTTCGAACTGACCTACGAACTGCTCCGCGACGGGCGCGGGTGGGGCAACGGCCATGCGCTGCCGACGCTCGAATTCCGCACCATGATGGGCTTCCATCTTCAGATCGCCGGCACGCTCGGCCGGTTCCTGTTCAGGAACGTCGACGACCACCAGGTCTGGCAGAACGTCATCGGCGTCGGCGACGGCGCCACCACCACCTTCACCCTGACGCGCACCTTCGGCGCCAACGGGTTCTTCGCCACCGAGCCGGTCGGCCAGGTCGAACTTGGCGGCCGGGCGCCGTTCAACGCCTACCTGGGCGGCTCGGCGACGCCGGTCAACCCGACCCTCTATTCGGTCAGCACCGCGAACCCGCTGATGAATACCGTCACCTTCGCCACCGCCCCGGCGAGCGGCCAAAGCATCGCGGTCGACATGTCGTATTTCTACTACTGCAAGCTCGCGCAGAACAACAACACCTTCGAGAAATTCATGGAACGGCTGTGGGCGCTCAACAAAGTCTCGCTGCATAGCTGCCGGCCCGGCGCATGACCGCGCTCCTCCGCTCGGCCTCGTCCGAATTGCAGACCGCGCTCGCCGGCGGCGTCCAGCTCTCGAGGGCCGACCTCTTCAGCTTCACCCTCATCGGCGGCGCGCTGCTGAACTGGACGAGCTGGGATCGCGATCTCACCGTCGCCGGCGCGCTCTACAGCTCGAGGGCGCCGTGGCTGGAGCGGACCAACTGGAACGTCGCCAACACCATGGAGGTGCCGACCCTCACGGTGTTCCTGCGCGCATTCAACAGCGGCTTCAGCGGCGGCGCCAACATCAAGACCCAGGTCCACAATGGCCTCTTCGACGGCGCCGCGTTCCTGCTCTCGAGGGCGTTCATGTCGCCGCCGGGCACGGTGCTGGGGACCATCAGCCTCTTCGGCGGCGAAGTCGGCGGGATCGAACTCTCCGGATCGACCGCGACGATCACCGTGAAGGGCAAGACCAACCTGCTCGACCAATACGCGCCGCGCAACCTCTACCAGATCGGCTGCAACCACGCCTTCTGCGACCCCGGCTGCACGCTGGTCCGGTCGGCCTTCACCGCGAGCTTCACCGTCGGCGCCAGCGGGCTGACCAACGCCTTCATCCCTTGGTCCGGCGCGGCGCCGGTCAACGCCTCGAACTACCAGCACGGCACGGTCACGATGACGTCCGGCGCCGCCTCGGGGCAATCGAGGACGGTCGGCACGGCGAGCGCCGAGGGCCTGACGCTGGTCTATCCGCTCTACGAGACGCCCGCGCCAGGCGATGCGTTCACCGCCTTCCAGGGCTGCGACAAGACCTTCAATTCCGGCTCGGGCCAGAGCTGCACGGATCGCTCCAACACCCAGAATTACAAGGGCTATCCGTTCGTGCCGCCACCCAACTCGGCATACTGACGATGGTCCGTGTCGAGGGCTCCGACCTCCTGGTGAAGCGGCTGGGGGCTGAGGAGCGGCACGTCTTCGCCACCGCCCAGGAAGCCGAGGGCAGGGCGGCCTTCATCGCCGAGGCGCTGTCGTGGGTCGGGACGCCGTTCCGCGACTGCGCCGACGTCAAGGGTCCGAACGGCGCCGTGGACTGCGCGATGCTGCTGGTGCGCTCCGCCGTCGACACCGGCCGCGTCCCGCCCTTCGATCCGCGGCCCTATTCGCCGCGGTGGATGCTGCACAAGTCCGAGGAGAAGTTCCTGGGGTGGATGCTGCGGCTCGGCGCCCGCGAAGTCGGGGCCCCGCGCGTGGGCGACATCGTGATCTGGCGCTTCGGCCGCACCTTCGCCCACGGCGCGGTGCTGATCAATTCCGAGCAGGTCGTTCATGCCTACGCCCACGCCCGCTGCGTGCTGGTGTCTGACCTGGGCGAGCCGCTGCTGCGCTACCTGCCGGCGAGCTTCGGCCCGATCCCGCGGCCCGTCCGCTACTTCGATCTCTGGAGCTAGCGGGTGTCAGCCTTCGCCAACCAATCCGGGCCGACCAACGCCCCGATCAACTACTCCGGGCTCAACGTCGGGACCTCGATGTGGAACGCGCCGATCCCGATCTTCTGGGGTCGTCGTCGCCTGTCGACCAATGCGATCTGGTTCGGCAACTTCACCTCCAAGCCGGCCAATGGAAAGGGCAAGGGCGCGGCGACCAAAGGCGACCAGCAGAACACCTACATTGCGGACGTGATCCTCGGCCTCTGCGAAGGCGTGCTCGACGAGATCACCAACATCTGGGCCAACGGCTCGACGACGACGGTCTCGACGCTCGCCCACCTCGGGCTGATCCCCTACTACGGAACCCAGACGCAGGCGCCCTGGAGCCTTGTCGTCAGCCAATACCCGGACCAGGCCATGGCCTACGCGCAACTGGCTTACCTCGCCGCTCCAGGCTTGGCGCTGGGCGAAAGCGCGACGATCCCGGACAACGCGTTCGAGTGCATCCGCACCAACGGCTTCGCCTACACCCAGACCAGCGGCGGCTGGATCAATCCGAACACGCACGAACAGTCACC